CGTGAAGCTGGCGCAGGCTGACGGCACGCTAGCGACCACGGGCACCTACGCCAGCCCCGTCAATGACGGTACCGGCCTCTACCATGTCGACGTCCCCGCCACGGACCTGACCGCGCTGGGCCACTACTCCTACGTGTGGACCTCAACCGGGACCGGCGCCGGGGTGTCGCCGCCCGCCGACTTCGACGTCATCGACCCCTTCGAGGTCAGCGTCCTGCCGCTGCAGGACGCCAAGGACCAGCTCAACATCCCCCAGTCGAACACCGGCAGCGATACAGAGATACAAAGCTACATTGCGACGATCGAGTCCAGCCTCGAGCGGGCGACCGGCGGGCCGATAGTCAACCGGGTCGTGACCGAGCGGTCCGAGATGATGTCCGGCCAGACCGTGATCGCGGTCCGGCAGCGGCCCCTGGTCAGCGTCGTATCGGTAGCCTCAGCGTCTGGCGGGGCGATCGACATCAGCGGCGGCCTGGACCTCGACGTCAACGCGGGCCTGATCAGGCGCAAGCTGGGCCTGCCGTTCTACGGCCCGTTCTTCACCTGGCTGCCCGTCTGCTATCCCACCTACGTGGCCGGGTGGGGCACGTCCGTCCCGGCCGCGTTCGGCAGCTTCGCCCGGATCGTCCTGGCCCATCTGTGGACGAGTCAGCGCGGTCCATCTGCCCTCCCGATGGGAGGCGGGGAGATGGTGTCCGTGCCGGGATTCGGGTTCGCGATACCGAACATGGCCGCCGAGCTCCTCAACGGCTCCCAGAACGGCGTGCCCTTCCTCAGCCAGGCGTACGTGTGATGGAGGCGTTTACATGACTGAGCCCGCGCGCCCGCAGCGGCTCCACGGCCGCAGCCAGAAGGTGCTCGACGCGCTGAAGGAAGCGGGCATCGTCCGCGACGGGGATTACGTCCGCCGAGTCGTCATCGACATCAACGCCGGCTGCGCCGTGGTCGTGCACGTCGAGCGGTACGGCGACGAGCGGCTGCTGGACCTTGTGCGCACGCTGGACGGCACCGAGATCCGCCGCGAGCAGGAACGCCAGCCTGCCCGGTGAGCACCACCCGCCTCACCGACGCCATCGCGGGGCTGCTCGCCGCCTACCAGGCCGCCGCAGGACTGTCCGGGGTGCCCGTCTACGACGGGGCCGCGCCGTCCGGGGCCGCAGACGCCGACTTCGTGATCGTCGGCCACGACGGCACCATGGCCGCCGACGGCACCCTGGAGGCCACCGCCCTCGCCGGGACCTACCTGCAGAACTGGGCCGACACGACCGACGGGCGGGAAGAAACCGGGTCCGTCAACTGCCTGGCCGTCTCCCAGACCGGTGACGCCGGCGACGTGGCCGGGCGGCGGGCCCGGGTCAAGGTGCTGCTCGCCGCCGCCGAGGACGCCGCAGCAGCGGCCGTCGTGTCGCACCTGACGTTCGACGGGACCACCGACGGCCGGTTCATCTACCGGCAGGGGCAGGCCGGCGTCGCGGTCATGTGCGCCTACCGCGTCTCCTACTCCGCGCCGTGGGGCTGACGCGGGTCGCACTCGTTCGGGCATTCCCACCGGCCCGCAATGTAGTGGCGCAGTAGCTGCCCGAACATGGTCACGTCAACGCGATCAACGCTAATCGTCGCCTCGCATCTCGGGCACGGCGGCCACTGGATGCCGTTCCATTCCCCGGCGGTTACCGGCCGGCTGAACGGCATCACGAGATTCAGGCCGTCCAGGTAGGCAACGCCCGATTTAGCCATGACCAGGAGTGTAGTTGCGCTGGCTGCTCATCCATCCAGGACCTTCGTGGTCGGTGGCGGATGTTTTCAACGGCTGGTCCGAGGCCCTGACCGGGCTCGGCGAGACCGTCGAGGAATACCCGCTCGACGCGGCCCTGCGGTTCTTCAACAACGCGCTCGCCGAAACCGGGCGGACCCTGCCGTGCGGCTGCCGCGAGGTGCGGAAATACCTGGACCGCGGCCAGGCCAGCCGGCTCGCCCTCGACCCGATCCTGGCCGCCGCCAGCCGGTTCTGGCCGGACGTGATCCTGTGCACCTCCGCGTTCTTCATGCAGCCGTGGCTGCTGGAGATCCTCCGCCACCACCGGCACAAGATCATCATGCTGATGACCGAATCGCCGTACCAGGACGACTTCCAGCTGAAGGCGGCGGCCTACGCGGACCTGACGCTGCTCAATGACCCGGTGAATCTTGACGCGTACCGGCGGGTCGGCCCGGCCGAGTACATGCCGCAGGCGTACCGGCCGGAAGTGCATTACCCGGCCGCGCCTGGCACTGAACCGGAATACGACCTGGCGTTCGTGGGCACGGGCTTTCCGTCGAGAGTGGCATTTTTCGAGGCCATGGCCCTAGCATTGGAGCGGCGCCCCGGCAGGGCTCCATTGCGGCAAGTCGGCCTTGACCTCGCACCCCATGAAGATGAGCGTTGCGCTTCCCGCCGAGAGGCGGGCTCCATTGCGGCCATTGCAGCGTCGGAACCGGATTCCCCAGCCGCGTCACGTTCTTCACCTTCCCTGCCGGGGCGTTTCGCGTCCGCCGGGCTGAACGTCCGCCTGGCCGGCCTGTGGATGGACCTCCCCGAAGACTCCCCGCTGCGGGAGTGGACTGCCACCGAAGCCGACGACTGCGTCGACAACCACGAGGTCGCGGCGATCTACCGGCGCAGCAGGTGCGGGATCAACTTCTACAGGGTTGAGAGCGAGGCCGCCCACGAGGGCGAGGGAGTCGCCTGCGGCCCCCGCGAAATCGAGCAAGCGGCGTGCGGCCTGTGGTTCGCGCGGGACCCGCGCCCGGAATCGGACGAGCTGTTCCCGATGCTCCCGTCGTTCACCAGCCCGGAAGAAGCCGGGGACCTCATCCGCTGGGCGCTCGCCCACCCGGCCGAGCGCGAGCGGGCAGCAGGCGAAGCCCGGGCCGCAGTCCAGGGCCGCACTTTCACCGAGCACGCCAGGCAGCTGCTCCGGTTGCTCGACCGGCAGCCCGTCACGATGTAGGGAGACACGCCAATGCCCAGCACCCGCAGGCACGGCCGGAACGCTCAGGTGTACCTCGGCGCCACCACCGGCGCGGTCGCGGTGCCGCTGCCGTTCCAGGCGGCCTGGTCAATCAACAAGGCCAGCGACAGAGACGAGGTCACGGCCTTCGGCGACCCCAACAAGGTCTACGTCGGAGGCCTCCCCGACGCGAGCGGGGATTTTTCGGGCTTTCTCGACGCGGGCACCTCCCAGACCTACGTGGCCGCCAGCGATGGATTGCCAAGGAATTTTTATTTGTACTGGGATGCGGTCAATGATCCTTCGTCGTACTTTTACGGCACCGTGCTATGTGATTTTTCCGCCGATGGCGCGGTTTCAGGTCCCGTTAATTTCAAAGCCACCTGGGCCGCAGCCGGACCCGTCGTGCGCTACACACAGTGGGGCGGCATCAACACATAGTCACAAAACCCAGGTCAGATGGCTTGCCGTTTTTTCAGGTATTCAATCGCGGCCTGCAGTACGGCGATATTGTCGCGGGCGTAACCGAGCATGGGGTTGCACCGGCCGCATAGCAGCCCGCGGACTTGGCCTGTCACATGGTCGTGGTCGACGGCGAGTTGTCGTGGGCCGTCGTTACCGTTGCCGCAGATCGCGCAGACGCCAGCCTGTTCCTCAAGTAGTGCCGTGTACTCGTCGTGAGTCACGCCGAGTCGCTGTTCACGTTGCCGCCGCACTTGCATGATGCTGGAGTGCTCCCGGTAGGCCGGGCTGCCCTTGACGGCATCGGCGTTGTGCGGGGTGCAGTATTTGTGTCCGCGTCCGGCGAGCTTGGGTTCCGCGCATTCCGGCATCTGGCAGATGCCATTGGTCAGAAGGTGCCGCTCTCGCAATCTCTGTAGCTTGCGCTCGTTTGCGTCGTCGCGGTGCTGCTGGCAGGCCTTGGAGCCCCGGCCGGGAAGCTTGGGATTGGCGCAGCCTGGCACGAGGCACGGCTTGCGGGGCTGGCGGCAGTCGTCGCACTGGCGGTAGCGGCCGGTGAACGTCTCGGCGCAGGTGGAGCATTGCCGCTCGACAGCCTGGCAGGGGGCGCACTTCCTGGTTTGCCCGCGGAAGCTGCGCCCGCATTGGACGCACGCGCGGTCTGTATTCTGGCCCATGTCGGCCTGCTTTCATCAGGTCGGCCACGCCCCGGGACGTTAGCGCGTCGCCGGGGCCCTTGCATCCCGATCATATCCGCAGGTAGCGACATTCCAGGGAGGCGCGATGGCGGGGCTGGCTGACGCGGCGGCGGAGCTGGAGGCGCTCGCGTTCCGGCTGCGCCGCGCCGGGGACACGGAGCTGCTCCGGGAGGTCACCAGGGCGATGCGCGACGCGGTGGACCCGGTGGAGGATCAGATCCGCGCCGGGCTGCGGCCGCACCTGCCGGACCGGTACGCCGACGAGCTGAACGCGGACCTGCGGCTCGGGACCAACGTGCGCACGAACGAGCGGGACCCGGGCGTGGCCATCACCGGGCAGGCCGGGTCTTTCGGCGGTGCCGGTCATGCGGGCGGCCGCGGCCGGAAGCTGCGGGACCTCGACGCGGGGCTGATCCGCCATCCCCTGTTCGGCGACCGGGAGCACTGGTACCCCCGGGACGGCAGGCAGAAGGGCGTGGAACCCGGATGGTTCAGCGGCCCCGCGGAGGCGGCCGGGCCGCGGGTCCGCGCGGCGATCGAGAAGGCGCTGGAAGACGTCGCCGCGAAAGCGGTCAGGTAAGGGAGCCCGGGTGAAGGTAACGATCGACGGCCAGGTCTACGAGTACGACGGCAGGAAGGCGCCGACGGACGAGGCCCTGTGGATCGAGGACGTCTACAAGAAGAACTACGGCCAGTGGCAGATCGACATGGCCGAGGGATCGGCCAGGGCGTTCATCATGCTCGCGTGCCTCATCTGGCGGCGCGAGGGACGGAACGTGGACACGGCGTACCAGGACGTCATCGACGGGAAGATCGATTTCGACATCAACGAGATGAGCCGGTCGATGGCCGAGTCGGCCGAGGCGGAGGAGAAGGCGCGGGCTGAGGCGGACCCTACGATCCCCGGCGACTCGTCGGACCCGGCTGGTTCACCTACGACAGGCACCGGTACCTTGCCGTCTTCGCCCGCGAGTTCCACGTCCGCCCGTGGGAGATCGGGCTCCTCGAAGTCGGGGACTTCGAAGCGCTCATAGACGCCGCCGAGGAGATGATCGCCGACCGTTAGCGGATAGCGGCGCGGTGCTCGGCGATTGCCTTGCAGACCTGGACGACCAGCCATGCCAGCACGACGGCGGCGTACCAGGCGGCCATGAAGGGCAGCACGAACACCAGGAACAGCAGCCAGCCGAGGGGTCCCATGGAGACCCACGACCGCCCGGACGATGACACGCCGATCCTCATGGCCTTCGCCGCCATGCGCCGATGCGCCGCGAGACGAGGAACGCGACGACCAGGGCGGCGAGCAGCCCGAAGAAGTCAATGACCAGCAGCGTGTGCATTTTCGTTCTCCTCGTTTAGTGCCTGCTGTGCCTGCTCGTACCAGCCGATCGGCACGATGACGCCGATGGGCCGGGTGTACCGCTGGACGATGACGTGCTCACTCCTGTGCTCAACGGCGTCGAGGAGTTCCCGCCATCTGCGCCGCACCTCGTCGCTGCTTGCGTAGCTGCTTACCGGATCTGCTCCCATACCTGAAGACTATCACGAACCTTACGACTCTGACGGTGCCGGAAGGCGGGGTGACCGATGGCTGGCCAGTCGATCACCTTCGACTTCCTGACGACCGGGGCTGACCGCACCGCGTCCGGATTCAGAAAGGTCGGCGACAACACCGTCCTGGCCGCCAGGGGCGCCAAGGTCCTCGCGGACGCGATCGAGAAGCTGGGGCAGAAGGAAGACCGGACCGCCGCCGAGTCGAAGATCCTGGCCAGCGCCCTGCGGCAGACAGGCGAGGCAGAGGACCGGGTCGCGGCCAAAGCGGTCGTCGCCGACGCCGCGATCCGCCGTCTCGACGACGCGATGCAGGACTCGTCCAAGCACTCCGGGGAGCTGTCCAAGACCCTCAGCGGCCTGAAGCTGAACCCGGGGCTGGTAGGTCCCCTGCTGGCGCTCGCCCCCGCCATCGCGACCCTGGGCGGGGTAGGCGCCGGGGCCGCCGCCGGGCTGGGCGGCGCGTTCATCGCCGGGGGGCTGGCCCTGTCCGCGTTCGGGGCCGTCGCCAAGCCCATCCTGACCGACGCGAAGAAAGCCGCCGGGGCGGTCGAGAAGGCGCAGAACGCCTACAACGTGGCCATCGCGAACGGCGTCCCGCAGGCCAGGGCGTTCAAGGCCGAGCAGCTCGCCATCGCCAAGGCCTACGCCGGCATGTCACCCGCCCAGATCGCCCTGTCCAAGCAGCTCGGCGACATGGCGTCCGCGTGGGACAAGGTGAAAACCGCCGAGACCCCCGTCGTCGCGGGGGCGCTCCAGCCGTGGCTCAAGTCCGTCACCGGCCTGACCGCCAGCCTCGCGCCCGTCATCGCGAAGATCGCCCCCGTCATCGCCTCCCTCGGCGGCCAGTTCGGCAGCCTGGTCGGCTCGTCCGCGTTCAAGGGGTTCCGCGACTTCATCGGGTCCACCGGGTCGGCGGCGGTCTCCGCGGGGGGCAGCACGATCATCGACCTGGTCAAGTCGTTCATGATCCTGCTGCCGAAATTCGACCCGCTGATCCGCGAGGCGGTCGGCTGGATCTCCCGCCTCGGCCCCGCCGTGCTGAGCTGGGCAAGCAGCAAGAAGGCCTACGACGACATCACCAGGTTCATGCAGTGGTTCTCCCGGAACGGCCCCGTCGTCGGGGGGCTGCTGAAGAACATCGGCGGCGCGCTGAAGGCGATGGCGCCGGGCCTGACCGCCGGCGGGACAGCCGAGCT